GTCATTAGTGAGAGTAACAGTTCCTAAAGCACCAAAGTCTGCAAAGTATACTTCCTTTATACCAGCAACTACATCTTTACAAGCTTCAGCTCTAGAACGAGTTAATGCACAAGCCATATTTTTCTAGTTTTATGAAAAAAGGGTAGGTAGGTCTATACCGTACCCACCCATTATTTCTGGTTAGTTATTATTAGTTAGCAGAGTTAGCGATACCGTAAGTAACAACGTCTTCGATAGAAGCAAGCTGTACACCAGCAGTAAATCGCATAACGATTCTTGCGTTTTGTGAACCGTCAAGGTCAGCCATGTCTAATAATTTTACTTCGTTGTGGTCAGAGATTAGACCAGTTCCAAAGAATAAGTTAGACTTGGTAGTTGCAATAGCATCGTTATCAGCGAGTCCATTAGCTACGAATAGTTTTACACCATCAAAGCTAAGTCCTCCACCTTGCCACCACATAGTACCTTGTCCGCCAACACCGTTAGCACCGATACCAGCGACTCCTACGTTCTCATCAGCAGCAGCATTTTGTTGTGTAATAGAAGCAAATCCTCCTAATGCACGAACATAAGCTCTTGCGATGTTTTGAGATACATAGATGTAAAGGTCATCTGCTCCATAAAGGCTAGAAGGGATAGCATCAACAATGCTTCCTAATTGAGCGATTACGTTAGAAGAAGTTACTGTAGTTCCAGCAATTTCTTGTGCAGCAGGAAGGTCAGCGTCAGTAGATACTAATTTAGTGAACCCGTTGAACTGTCCGTTAGTTGCAGTGTCTCCAGCCCAGATTGATCTTTCAGTACGCTCTGCTACTTTAGCAGCAACGTGACCTAGGATAAAGTCAGCAAAGCTAGGTGGTACATTGTGATAAGCTGAGTATCCCATTTGGATAGCCTCCCAGTCAGAAGCAAAGTCTTTCTTACAGATTTGTAAGTTTACTTGCTGCTCTTCTGGCTGAAGAATTTTCTCAGTTAAAGTAATCGTAGAAGTTGGGTCAAAGTCACAAGTAGCATCTTTAACGATATCGTCAACAGATACTTTCTTTAAGACTTCTTTGAACTTTACGTTTGGTTTTACAGTAATACCTCCTTGAGCGAGTGTATTAGCTTCTAGCAAAGCTGCTGCGACATATTGCCCAGCAAATTCACCAGCGTAAGTTGTGGTAATTGAAGTAGTAGTTGCCATTTTTATTTATTAGTTAGTCGGTTAAATACTCTGTCTAAAGTGTTTTGTGATCTCTGCATGCCGTAGTTATAGACTGGTTTCTTTTCGGTAGCAGCTTCGGGTGTGTGCTCGATTGCTTCAGCAGCAGGTTCAGCAGAAAGTTTTTCAATCTGTGCAGACATCATCTCTTTCTCTCTCTTGTAAGAACCCATCTCGTCATCAATCATTTTCGCCATCTCAGCCATTTTGGCTTCCATAGCTGCAATTTTTGAATCAAAGTCTTCTTGCTTCACATACCCTTCCATTAGTTGAGTTTCTTCTTCTGCTTCTACAGGCTCTTCGGACAATGCCTCAGATACCTCTTCTTCAGTAGCTTCTTCCTCAACAGCAGGAGCTTCCTCTACTTCGCTAGATAATTCCTCAGCCACAACCTCAGTATCTTCGATACCCTGGGCTAATTCATCCTCTTTTGTAAGTAAAGAGAGCTTCTGTAAAATCTCATTAAGAATTTCGGTTGATTTGCTCATTTTACTAAAATTTATATAATTAACGATTTAAAATATGTCTGTTGCATTTTTATGCTTTTTGTTGTATGATAAACCACTCTGTACCATTACCCCATATTTTAATGCCCTCGTATGCTCTATTTAAGTCAAATGCACTATTATCACCATCTAGGTTTTGAGAACCGTAAGGTGTAAGGTTAGCGTGTGTAGAATTACTAAATGTAGAGTCTGTAATAAAACGCTTTGTACGATTAAGGTTTTTACTTGCTGTTACATCGGGTAAAGTCAAAGTAGCTGTTCCTGCACCACCACTCCAAGACAGTACAATAAGTTCTGCCTCATCATAAATAGCAGCACCTAAGTCATAAGTTTCACCATCAGTTACGGTAAGTGTAGTAGGGTCTAAATGGTTTATAATGTAGTGCTGTACATCTGTTAGTGATGTTTTTTTAGTAGTGCCTGTTTGCACTAAAGGTATATCTTCGCTACCTGTAATGTTAGCTGCTGTTATTGCTGTTAATTGACTTATCTTTTTATCTGCCATTATTGATATAATTTACTGTTATCTTCTTGTATAAATTTTTCTCCTTCTTCAGTATATAGAAAAAAGTTTGTTCTAGTGATGTTTCCTATACCTTGGGCTTGCAAACTACCATCACAACATTTTGATGAGTAGGTCTTGCCATCGGCACATAAACATCCTCTTTTACCGCCTTTCTGACTTACTCGGCTGTGTGTATATTTTCTTCTCTTTTTTATCATTTCTTAGCCTTTGGATGTTTCTTTGGTAGTAAGTCATAGTCCGTAGTATACTTAGCGTTCTGTGGGCGTCCATTACGAACTAAATACATAAATGCATTTACTCTTGCGTGTGCCCATTGCGATGCTGATCTAACCTTTGGAGAATGGCTCGTATTAAACGCACCAAGTCCTCTCTGGAATACACTAGCAAGCATGCCAGTAGTAATACCATAACCGAGCTTGTCTCGGTATCTGTCATTGAAATCATCTGCTTTCTTTTTAAGTGCTGCACGGTCTTTAGCTGAAACCTTAGCTCCAGTTTTACCTTTAGCTGTACCCTTAGCAGTTCCCTTTCCTTTTGGGTTCTTATTCGGGGTGTCAGACGCTGGTGCTTTAGGTGATTTAGTAATACCACCTCTTGAACCTACCTTAGCGGCTTCTATTTGTCCTAGCTCTTTTAGTTTGGACTCTGCCCAACGTAAACCAGCTTTTCCTCCCCAGGCGTCATACATGAGCTTCCCACACCCATCTGAGTAACTGGTTGATGCTTCTAAGTCGCCAGCATGACGAGCTAAGAAACTTCTCATTCTCTTGATCGTGGATACTGTGATGGCAGATTTTGACGCTAACTGCGATGCTCTGCGTTTTCCTACAGCAGTCCCACAACTACCCCATCCATTCTTTTCTACCCATTCTAGGGCTCTCTTAGCGTTATTCGCTACTGCATCGGGGTAGTCTGCATAGGACTTTAGTTTAAGTGTATTATCTCTTAGATGGTCGAATATCTCTTCTAGTATTTCTGTAGCCTCTTGTTCAGTCACAAATTCATTTGACATCGCCACCTTATCAGTAAAGTATCCTTCTATTGAGAATCCTTTTACTTTACCGGTTTTAACATAGTCATTCCATACCTCATCATTGTTTACCTTCATAGATACCATCCATGTTCCAATGGGTAAGTCCATGTCGTACTTCCTTGACTTATCATGAGTTTCGTCTTCGATAATCCAGGACTCAACGACAGATAAACCATGTAATTCTGCTTCATGCTCTAGTGTTGATTTGTTTTGGTTACCACGCATTAAGAACAGTTCAGAAGCCTTTCTAACTGTATCTTCTGAAAAGTATATATAATACTCTTCGTCTTCATTCTGGCGATAGATATTCTTGTTAGGCACTAAGGCTGCACCCATAAGAATACGCTTCTCCTTATCTACTTCAGCTAATTTAACTTCATGTTGTTTTGATAAAGCAATAAAGTTTTCTTCAATAGCTGGTCTATCAACAATACTGATAGCCTCTATGCCAGAATATATTGATTCTTCATCGATAATTAATTCTACTATTCTCATATTTTTAAGTATTTGATCCTGTTCTGACGTTTCTGTAATATTCATCTAAAGTTTCTATAGCTCCTTTTGCAGTTATATATGCAGGAATCGGTTTGTCTAGTTTGTTTGACACATCAACCATAAGAAGGTCTAACGGTGATGCTCCAACTACATTAAATGCTGGTGCTTCTACACTAACTGAAGAACCTATTCCAGATACATCTCCACTACTTAGTATTGATTTTGCTTGATTTACAGCAGAAAGTAGTGTAGCTATTTGGGCTGCATATGTTGCTGCCGCTACAAAAGGGGCTGCCGGTCCAGTACCTTGAGATGCTTCCTGGGCTAACCTAAATCCTTGAATCATACTAACAGAAGTGTTTGCTGCAATAGCAGTAAGGGAAAGAGCTTTTTGTAAGTCAGAACCCTCCTTAGAAAGTCTAGCTGATTCTTCCATTATATCTGCAATACTACTAGCTAATTGTAGTTTAGAGGCGAAAACAGCATCATCTGTTTCCCTGGCTATTCTTTTTGTTTCTTCACCGTAGGTCTTCTCTAGATTTATCTTTCTCTGAATTAATCCTTCGTAGGCGTCTCCATCAATCTTAGCTCTAGCTATTTTTCCATTTAAATTAGCTAAATCCTGTTTGAATACAGAATCTAATAATTTTTGTTCTAATTGTAGCTGAGTACTTTTTTCTCTAGAATACTCTTGCTCAAATGCTATTCTATCTTGTATACCTTTTATTGATTCATCAGCAAACATTTTTAAATCATCCAACCTTTGTTGATCTGAAATCTCTTCTTGCATTCTGCTGTATGAACCTAAAATAGAAGCAGTTGTTTTCTCAAATTGTACTCCTAAGTCTTCTATTGTCTTT